AACGCAGCAAAAAATGTAAACATCACACTTTTGATGGTCTCGGAGATACGCCGTAACCAATCCGTTACCTGCTTCTCGCTTTCCGTACTTCGGCGCTCGACTACTTTTAACGTCAAATCTAAGACCCTTCACAATTAGATCGTAATCTTTGGAATCGGCAAAATCAAAAGAGATGCCGAGTCCATCTAATACCTGACAGGTAGCTAGCTCGCCAAGAGTGCCTGTTATCTTGCTGTTACTATTTACGCTTTGATGATTTAGCGTTTCAGGCTCGCCGTAGGCAATGTCGAGCCAGTTAGGATCAATTTTCAGTATTATCATTCACAGGCCAAGGAACGTGGATGCCGAACTTCTCGCCTAGATATTTATTCAACACTTCATAGGTTTTTAGATAATCAATCTTATTCACTTTCGCGCTTGATTCTTCACCCGTCTGAGCCTTCTGCACGGGTTTCCAAAGGTAGCTTTTAACAGCCTCACGGTTCCACTCAATCTCTGGGTGATGCTCCAGCAGAACTCGCACATCCAAATGGCGTTCGTTCAGCTCAGCGGCTATCTGCTCGCACCATAAATGAAGTGCAGAGTTTTGCCTGATGCTCCGCTGTTTCCCTGTCTTGCAGGTTATGACCAGATATCGGTCCTTTTGCCAAGCCTCTTCGATATGCTTCTTAACATTTTCTAGCTTATGCTCAGTGTTTACGATCCACAACTCACCCGTCATTTGAGTCTCCTAGTATTCAATGATGTCTATAAAACCAACCGCACCAGCCTCTCTGACAGCCTTGATGCGCTTGTACTCTTCACGGTAGTGCCGTGCCACATCCTTCTTGTTCTTGTTGATGGTCTTAGCTAGGCCGATGTCGTTGCGTTTCTCACGCAGTATCTCAAGCATCGCCTCTCCTACCTTGTTGACCATCCATTTGTGAAAGTCATCCGGGTTGCCGCCGAGCTTCTGGTGGCATCCGAAGCAATGAGCAAAAACATTGTCAGGGCAATATCTTATAGCCTTGTGCCGCCGAGAGAAGTAGTGCGAGGCGTGGAGCGCAGAGCTGTTCTCCTCGTACTTCTTCCCGCAGCATTCACAAGTCCAATCAGCAGCCTCTCGGACGCACTTGGAAAACCATCTATCTTCTGGCTTGATGGTTATTTTAGGCATCAGACTTCCTCACCTTCACAATGTGAAAGCCGCCATTGGTAACCTGCTGAACGTCAAAGGTAATGTCCTTGCCTCGCAGCCAGCCTTTAATTGACCAGTACGCTTTCCGCATTTCATCGTAATCCTCAAACTCGATGGCCTGCGAGTAGCCCATCTCAACAAACGCTTTTACTGCTTCGTTTTTGATCTGTCGCTCAGCTTTTTCGAAATCTACAACTTTCATCAGAACGGTACGTCCTCATCTAATTTAATGGTTGTGTCTGGACCGCTGGCAGGATTAGGCGTTTCGCTCGCAATCTTTTCCCATTTCAAGCTAATAAATTTAGCACCAGTTTTACTATTCGTATTTACCCAGCCTTTCAGCTCATAACCATATTGTGTCTTTTTTATCTGGCCGGAATTGACAGCCTCAAACAGAGCCTTCATGTCATCCTCCGCTATGCTGGCGTAATACTGATCATCTTCAAATTTAGACTTATTAATGCCCATCAACTGGACCCATTGTTTTGGCTTGTAATTATCCATCTATCAGTCTCCTTGTTTGTTTATCTGCTAATTGTGCGGCCTCGATAATTATCTTGGACGCTTTATCAATCCATTCATCATCACGTTCTACTTTGAGCTTAAAATCAGGATGATCTGGGTTGTAAGAGTAAAACCAGTAATAATCCAAGCCAAGCACCCACATAGTGCCTTGTACCTGCTGGAAATACTCGCTAGGAAGGCCGCCATCAAGCCTGTAACCTGTATGAGTATGACGCTCTGGGCATTTGATTTCGATGCCTGTATCGGCCCACAGGCCGTCTGGTGAGCATCCAACGTCATGATCGTCCAAAGCAATCATGCCAACCTGCTTAATGTCTATGTTGTGCAGCAGCTCAAATTTGCTTCGAGCTTCATCTTCTCGCTCAGTGCCTGTCTCCATTGATTTAGATTTGTAAGTTTCAATGGGTATAGGAACTTCGCGCTCAGCGACAACTTTATTCAGGTAAGTTTTAGCTGAACGGCTTTTAGTGCCTGTCGTTGTAACTAAAAGTTTGAAATTAGACGCAGTGATGAATCCGCACCTGCTTTGTTTCCATTCAGATGATCCTTGCTCGTGGTAGAAATATCTCATAGGAATGAGTCCTGCTGAGATACTTGCTCGCGCTCCTTGAGAATCTTCCTAAGCTGCGCTATCTGCTTGTCGCTCAGATTCCAGTTGTCAGCTTTCACAGACCGCAGGCACGTTTCAAGATTCATGCCAGCCTTCTCGCAGTCAGCCTTGATGCTGTCTATCTTTCCGGTCTCAGCAGGCTCTTCTTCGTGTTGCGCGTCATTATCGTTCTCAGGATCGCCCAGAGCGAACAGGCCCATTAAGCAGTAGCGCTTGGCGTAGGTGTAGCCAGTGCCACAGCCTTGCTCAGTCTTCTTGACCTTATCGACTAACGTAAGCTGGGAGTGTGATTGACCGCTCTTGAGATGAATCAGTGTGATGGTACAGCCTACCTGCTCCTCAGCGTTGACGTCGGTGAAGTAGTACACAATATCATCACCGAAGCAGTCTCTGGCGGCATCGTTAAGAACCGCTACAGACCAGTATTTCTGCTTAGTGTGCTTGTTGGTTTGGTCTTTTTCTGGTGTAAGAAACTTGCCTCTGCATTTCGCAAAGGACTTCCAAAACTCAATATTTTCCATAAGTTATCCCGTCAAGGTGTGTAAAAGGAAAGGCGAGTGTAAGCGAGTGTGGCAGGCGTGTCAACAGGTGAATAGTAGTGCGATCAGCCGGATCAAAGATCAACGGGATTTGGCGGGAATCCGCTTGCTGACGGGTGCAAGGTGCTGTTTTGTTGGCACGAAGACCGCACAACACAATAGTACCACAAAGTCACGGACAAAAATGCCAAAAAAAAATGCGTTTTTGTCCGTAGATTTATTTTTGGGTTTCAATTATGCTCCTAAGACGGTGTGGTAAATCCTGACCTAAACTCACGGATCATGCTCACGGCGAGCCAATAAGCCGGAACACGACAGATCAACGGGTTTGATGCGACCGCGCCTGACCAGCGAAGCGAAGGCGACAAACAAGCTCACGGACACAATGGAGGCTCGACGCGGCTACCACGGAAAGGTGAAGGCGTTCTTGCAATCTTGATCTCTCGTACCACGCTCTGATATTACTACTGGTGTCCCAAAGCATCTAAATGACATTTTCGCCTAAAAAAGTGTAAAAGATGTGTTGAAACGGTGTTAAAAGTAGGTATAATAATAATCATTGAGAGGCACAACGCAGCTCACGTTACGGAGTAAAACGAGTGAAATACCAACCAATAACTGCTGCTGATTCGGGAAGGATTTGCAAATCTTTTGGAGATGACTGTGTGATTCGGTCTATATCTGTAGCCGCTAACTTGCCTTACAAGAAAGTCTTCCAAGACTTGATGCAGCTTGGGCTAGAGCTTGGCGCATATCCAAATCATGACAAGGTATGGCAGAAATATCTTGAAGATGTTCTGGGATGGGCCAAAAACAAAACGCCGAGAAATGCGCAAGGCAAAATGATAAAGCTCGAAAACTGGGAAGGCCCACAGACTGCTGTAGTCCGCAACTCTGGTCATCTAACGGCTGTATCCGATGGGCGCGTTGTCGATACTTGGGACTGCACTTATAGGCCCGTCAACACTTACTGGACACCAGCATAATAAAGTGTTGCATCGGTGCATCAATAGTGTATACTGAGAATCAGTGAGAGGCATGGTGCAGCTCACACAACGGAGTCAAACGATGACAATCAAGCCTAAAAAAGTATTTGAGCGAGAAGACGGTTACACCGAGTACGAAGTCAAAGTTGCTGGCAAGTATTACACTATTGAGAGATGGCAAGGTATGTTCTCAGTCGGAGAATGGCTCGAAGGCCGAGACAATCAATTCAAATCACTCAGCGTTGCAATCGCGGCGCTTAGAGTCTAATCAATTGAGGAGTCGGTCCTTTACTGGAGAATACCAATGTTAGATGTCTTTACAACTTCAACCTACGAAGAAATCCGCAGAGCCACAGTTGACGGTTACGTTGACTTTGATGTCCTTGATCGACAATTGTTTGAAGATATTCAGGATTACCTCACGCACCCAGATAACTCAGACGCTGCTCACAATGTTATGTATGAAGCCTTCAATCTTTGTGCTGACGCTGGAGAAATCACCACTGCTCTTATGTCATTCATGAATAGCGGTTCGCTCGACAGCGCTCAGTCTGCTCGCAAGATAATGCAAGAAGCTGTTGATAAGATGACCCGTGACATAATCCAGAAAATAGCGTGGGCTCAATAATGACAACCATAGAAAAAATTAAGTACAGCGTAGCAGGCTTTGTCCTGTTTGCGCTCTTCGCTTTTGCCAGCAACATAGAGTATCAGGACGAGCTGTGTGCTGAGCGTTATCGTTGGGAGGCCACAGGCCACGACTATGTGGGTATCCCAGCAGGAGCCGAAAACTGCGAGCCGTTCAAGCCAACCTACAGATGCGGTAACCACTGTGTCAATTGAGCTGAGGCCACACCAGAAGACCGCAGTTGACGCACTACGCGCCAGCTTGCGGTCAGGCCACAAGAGACCAGTGCTGGCAGCGCCGTGTAGTATGGGCAAGACGCATATTGCGGCATATATACTGATGAACGCTGTGGAGAAGAACAAGCACAACCCAGACTATCGGGCTGTGTTCTTCGTGGATCGCCTGAAGCTGCTTAGTCAAACTACAGATGTGTTCGACAGTCTGGGAGCCAGTTACAGTGTCATGCAAGGCGATGATCCGCGCTATGACCCGAGCAAGCCTATCCAAATTGTCAGCATCCAGACGGCTCTGCGGCGTAAAAGTTTTGGTTTTGACATTGCAGTTGTGGATGAGTGCCACACGCTTTACAAAGGCGTGACAGAGCTTATGAGGCGCTTGAACGGCATCCCGTGGATAGGCTTGTCAGCTACGCCTTATGCAAAGGGCATGTCTGCTGAAGGCTTGTACGATGACCTAATCGTC